CGTCACCGTACCCATCTGGTATACGGTGACGGAACCGTGCGGGGCAAGCTGCAAAACAGCGTAGCCAAGCCGGTAGGTATCGCGAATCTCGATGAGCTTCCTTGGAAGCGAACCGAGAAACCGCGTTAGCGATGAGATAACAGATTGTCGGAAAATCATGATGATCACTTCTCAAAAAGAAGGGTCGAACATTTTCTCCCTCAAACCAGTCCGTTCCGCAGCTTTCATGGAAAGACCCTTTGCCAAAGGTCTTCTCAACGTTCACACTGAAGCCTAGAAACTTCAGTGTCCGTTCGACTAAGTCACGAGCCCGATTCGGCATAATTAAATCATCTCCGTAAACGGAAAGGATCGAATCACCCAGCCCAAGTTCTTCGCAGACACCGTAAAGGATGCCTTTGAATATCAAGGACTCAAGCTCGAAAGTATAGCCGTTCCCCATGCTAGACCATTTTTCCAGTTTGATTACCTCCTCGCCATGCCGTGTATAATCTACACGAGCAAAGTGAAGAAGGTCGCACCAGTCTTGCGGCAAGAGAAACCATACCGCCTCACGGCATATGGAATCACTAGCTGAGGAAAGATCCATCGTACAGAGGTCAAGCTCATGAGCACAAGATGCCCAGTATTGATTGACTCCCTGGTCGTTGAGATCACAGCCAAAAATCCGCAGACGCTCACGCAGAAGTGCACCAATCCCGAGCTGAACAAAAATGTTCAGGTCGGGCTCGATGCAGATGCAGCGATCGGTTTTCGAATTCTTGGGAACAGTAGTCAACTTACTACACTCTGTGTAAGAAATCTTATCACAGTAACGCTTCCAGCTTTCTGGGGCCGAAAACAGGTAGTAGGGAGCTACTCGGGTCGTCGCATCGAGGGTTCGATGTGAATACTTCTTACCCTGAGTCACAACACCCGATAGAGAAGTAGTCGCGCCTGGACCAAAGCGCATATTCATCTCAGCATAGCTGAGTTTAGACCTCGTGAGAGGCCCAAGGATATCCCGTATGTGAGCTGCAGCTTTTTCAAGTGCACGCATCACATCGAGTTCAGGCGGTATGCCTAAATGAGTATATCCATGAATACGCAAATTAGCTTCAGCGCAGCTAGCTTCAGCGTTCCGAAACTTATCTAAGGCCACCTTCTTCCGATCGATGTTAAGCTTCAGACGAGGGTTTTTCTGTAACATTGAGGTCACAAGGTAATCGTCCCTAAAGGCTTGCGCCTCGGAATAGTTATTGTGATCAATGGAAAGATCAACCAACTGCTGATGCTCATCGTTCTTAATAAGTAGCCATACGGATAAGGCACGGGGCGTCCCTATGCTTTCGCACAAGGATAGCGCCACATCTCGCTCGAGCTTAGCAACTCGAGAACTATGCTTAACAGTCATAGCTGATGGCTCCAGTCTCAGACCTGTGAAAGAAGACGTGCAAACGCGGGGGCAAGCGTATCGCTCGCTCCCGAGTAGTCCAAAGCCCGTGCCCAGATGTCGCCAGAGTTCATAACGCTCTGGAGGCACACTGTGCAGACCATTGCCCTTCGAATGTCATCTTCGAGCCTAGCGATAGGCAAGTCGAGACACCAACGGAGATAATGGCCTTGAGGCAACCTTCTGCTACCCTTACGGTCGCAGCAGGGGCACCACATCTTCATGACCCGCGTACGGGATGAATAGTCAATAGCTTGAACTTTATTCATAGTAACTCCAAAGAGAAACGGTTAGTACAACGGATCCAGATCTTTGACAATGCCTTTCACAAGGCTGTTGTCAAGACCGTTGGCAACGAACGCCCAGAGATCTGCGCGTTCAGCTGCTGTCATCGTGTCAGGGATTACGAAGTAACCCTTGAACCGACCGACGTAAGCCACCGTGGAGACGCCGTTGACAGTCGACAAGACCGGGAGGTCCATGTCGAAGTCAACGCGGTTCGTGCTTCGACTGCCATTGGCAGCCGAATAACGGACGGCAATCTTGAGAAAGCCTGCCGAAACCGCAGCGGATCGTTCGGTGAAAACCGAATTGTCCGGAGCGACACGCTCGGGTGCAAACGACTTGGCGACAGGTGTCGCCGCTCCATTCATGATGGAGAGGGGTCCAGTGACTTGTGCCACAGAAATCCTTTCGGAACCGTCTAGCGACGGCGAAGTTGAGTGAGGAGAGCCAGCCCATTAGCGACGGCTTTGAGAGAATCACTAGGCTCATAACTGAGCTTAGGCAACGCTAGAGATCCCTGGACCCCGTTACGGTTGTAACGGGTGCCGTGGAACTCAGCAGAGCCACCGTACTTACCAAAGAAGAAGATACTGTGCTCCTCCCAGCAGGAAGTTTGAACTCTCAAATCAGAGATGCCATTAAGGGCATCCAAAGATGAGAGAAAACGACCGACGGGGAAGAGCCAGTCAACTACGAAGGAGTACGGGATTAACTCCCATGCAAGAAGCAACGGATTGGTGATGCCGAATTGGCTGACCTGTTTCATAGTAGGGTCAGAAATCTTGTAGCGAGCGACGCCATTAATTCGCGCGTTAACCCTAGTAACGAGACGATTTTGATCCGATGTTTTCACATCGGAAGAGAAACCGTCACCGACACCAGACCTAACATGCAAATACATGCCGTCCCGGATCCCCTTTGCTAACGCATCGGAGACACCGTAAAGGTCGTTCATCAGAGGTTTCAGACCGTACTGGTACTGAAGCCAACGATTCGCGATTGCTAGCTCCTGCTTCGACTTGGGACGCTGCAGAATTCTCACGAAATCTGCAAACTTCCACCCAAAACGGAACGAACGGAAGGTAGAATAAATGTCACCAGCAAGTCCCGCAAACATCTTGGATGCTTGACGATACTCAGCTACAGACTGGGCCAAATTCACATTCATGTCTTTGATCTTTGCGCGTAACCGCGACTCAACACCGGCGTAATTGGGCGTAAAAGCTGCCCAAGCGTTGATGTTGGCGTCGACTTGGCACGCGGTCCAGACTTCAAAACCAGGAAGTGTATTTGGCGGTCGCCTGTAGCTCTTATCATCACAGTGCCGAATATACCAACTATACGTAGTGCCACTAGCAAACAGGTCAACTGGCTTTGCGCGTCGAACTCCATTCCTCAGATTTGTTTGTAAATCAGAGGCGTAGAAACCCGTAGGCGCAGAGGAAGTATTCCCGGTTGCAAGATGGCGGCTAACAGTATTGATTGGAATTATCCGAACCTGTGAGAAAGGCATGACATCTCCTAGCGGTTGTGGG